AGACTTAAATGGAAATGATATTTGTGCATACGAACCATTTTCTTCAGTAACTGAATCTGTATCAGCTATCCACTCAGCACCGTTAGCTCCGGCAGTTCTTCGGTTTATATACTCAGCGTCACCGCTACCAGCTCGTCTAGGCAGTACCGCTTGAAGTCCGAATTCTCGGAGGGTTAGTTGTTGTACTGTTCTATTGATAAAAGTCTGTAGTAGGGCAGTTCCAGCATTACCAACGTTAATAGATCGCTCAAAGCGTTGTCTCGTTGCATCACTAGATCCTAACCAACTTGTTCCAATTTTTGACATATCGTGTCTCTCCTATTTTTTTATTAAATGTAGATGAATGAAATTATTTATTAAGACCACTGGTTATCTTGACTACCCAACAAACCATCTTGTTCGGCTGATCTTAATCCACTAGCTAGCAAATCTTTTAGAACATGAACAGACAATTTACTCATGCCTGTTTCTTCTGAAAGAATATCTTTATGTCTATTTACAATAGCACTAACTGAAACATAGCCAGCTTTAGCAGCTCTTTCTGCTAGTTGTTCTATAGCTGTCGTTGCTCCGATACCTCGATGCAATTGACCCATTGAATGGATTCCTTGTCGTTGTGGTTCTGACAAAGCTCGCTCAATTAATTCGTTTTGTTTAGAAATAATAGCTCGCAACTCTTCAACTTCTGAAGACTCTGCTTTAACTTCTTCAACTTCTTTAGTTTCTACTACAGTTGGAATAGATCTACTTTCTAGATCATCTATTCTGTCTGTCAATGGCTTCATGCCATCATTTACAGTTCGGCCTATAAGTTCTGCTAAAGATTTCATATCATCTTGTGTCATGGAGTTCTCCTTTTGTGTTTCTTTTGATAGTATAACATTATTTTTTATAATTTGACTTTCTTTTTGATTTTCTTCTATATTTCTTAGCTCAGGTATATCTTTTCCAAACTTAGCATAATACTGGCTCAATACCTTATAACAGTCCTCTCTATCTTCATCTGATATATCAATACCGCCCCTAGCACCATTTAATGCACCAATAGCCGCTACGCAACCTTTAAAAATAACCATCAACTCACCATTAAGCATCCTAGCTATAGGCAATTTATAAGTAGACTTCTTTTCGGGATCTTCATCTTTATCATAATACAAATGAGCCATCGCATATCTGCGCCAATTATCCAATCCTACTCCTAAAACTTCATCTGCTGTCGTGGTATCCCATTCCCAAGGTACATCCTCTTCTGCTATTGCTAAATCATCTTGAAATGGCATAACTGATCTAACTATCTTATCAAATGGACTATTCTCTTCATACTCAGTTTCTACTGCCGGCTCGTCTTGACCTCCATTATCTACAGGAATTACTTCAGGTTGATCTACTACTGAACTACTGTCTAAATCTCGTTTCTCTACTACTTCTTCATCATCACTGTAAACACTATCAGCTAAAGAATCAAATTTCATCTTATTCTGTTCCTCTATATCTTTTAATCGTTTCTCTAACATTACATCTAACATTACATCTACTTTTGATTTAATGGATTCACTATTCAATAATGATAATAAAACCTCTTCTGCTCTTTCTTCATCATTAACTTTTTTATCAAACTCTACTACTACTTTTGTATCTGTCTCTGTTACCGATGATATTGATCGATCCTCTAAATCTTCTAAATGAGTAGACTTACTAAGTTCTGTTAAATCTTCTCGTAGTCCACTAGAGATCTGTTCTGTTAAATCTTCTGTTTCCTCTTCTTGTAATTTATTAGATTGTTCTTCTAATCGCTTACTTGTCTCTGTTTCCATGTCTGATCTCCATGTGTTAATTATATTATGTAAAGTTGTAGAATCTTTATTATATGTAGCTAATCCAATTGAATCAGGGTTAGCTGGTGCTCTCGTTATTGCTAAATGATCCAATATTACAGACTTAATAATTACTCTTTCTATCTCACCATCTGTATTCTCTTGAATCTCCATATCATTAAACCAACCACCTATAGACTGCCCTATCGGCTCTCCTCTTCTTAGTCTCTTTACCAATTCCCTAGATATCTTATCTTCACCATATAATCTAGAATGAACTAATAATATATATTGTTTGTCTTCTCGATCTACTGGACTAGAAACCGCATCCTGTCTGATATCAGCTTCATAAGTGCGGCCTATTACCTCATCCCATTCTGCCATCTGACCGTTTTCTCTACTGCTATGACGTGGTAACAAGGGGATGCCACGTTGCATCTGATCTTGCATACCTAACAAAGCATCATAACTCATTTCTGTTCCATAACTATCTACTGATGTACTACTAGCTACTCCCTCAATAGAATAATATTTAGCTGGTCTTCCTCTACCGCCTATAGCTCTTATTGTGTCTTCTACATCTATCTCTGTTCCATCTTCATCATAAGCTCGAACTTCTATATCTTGAACACCAAAATTTATTCTATCATTGCCCTTTAATTTATATAGTCTTCCTGTTTCAGTTGTTGTAGACTCTACACATCTAAATTCCATCTTCTTCATAATATTCCTCTCTTTTTTTATGACCTCTTTTACTTGCTTTAATATCGGATTTAATACTTTTTCATTCATGTCCTCTGTACTATCTTCACTGTCTTCTTCTTTTGGAAGAGGTGGCTCATCAGGTGAACCATCTACGAAAATAGGGGCTATGCTTGAATCTAATGCTCTTTCTTCTTTTTTTATTAACTGATCAATACTATAATCTTCTATACACAGCTCACCATCTTGTAATGCTGCTTTTAATATAGAACTCGTTAAGAGAATCTTCATAATTTACCCTCAAACTACTTATAACATATTTTTTTATAATTTGAATTATTCTAATATTTCATCTTCTTCATCTTCTTCCTCTATATAATCGCTAGGCTTTACCGCATCAATAGGTTCTATTACATCTCCACCTATTAAAGAACTACTACTATCATCTGTCTCTAATGATACTGCTTGACCTAAGTTCTGAACTGGAGTAGGCATTCCAGCTACTTCCATTGTAGCTACATCACCGCCAAAAATAGGTAATAATCCTAACTCTTCTCTTATTTCATTTCTAGTCATTACACCATTTCTAACATATATTTGATGCTTCGTTGCTAACTTCTGTTGATCTTCAGCGTTTAATCTTGCATCTCTATCAAATCTAAAACGCATATGGCTAGATATCTCTTTGCCAAAAAGTAAAGGTAATATCCTTGTGTTAATTTTACTCTGTAATAACTCTAAAATAGGAGTGACTAAATGAGAACTAGATACATCCATTTGAACCTGAGCTGTAGCTCTATTCATTCCTTCACTCATTCCCATCTCTATAGGCTGAACACCAAACACCCTATAAACTGATCTTCTTATATCATCTATTAATGCTCTCATCTCTATATCTTTAGGTGTTCTCTTCAACTCTAACCACTTTGCGCCTACTCCACTAGGATCGGGCGTGGTCATTACACGTATCTTATGATCTTGACCCTTCATTCTTTGCATATCAGCTTTTGCTTCATTAGCTGCCCTTCCACTTATACCAGCTAATACTAAAATTCCGGGGGGTATCTCATCAGCATCTAGGTTTAACATGGCATGTTGTGAACCTCTCATGAGTCCTATAGTCTCATTAACTAAAGCTTCTAATAATGGATTACCTACATTATTTGACGTGTTCGGATACAAATTGAAATATAACAATTGTGACGGCTTAAACTTTACTACTGTACTCTTTGTTGAACCTATATCTACAAAACCACCACCACTATAAATATTCTGCTCATACGTTATTATCCTACCATGACTATTCACTATAGGAACAACTGTAGAGCCCCTTAATGGTACTAACTCGCTTAAATTACCACTCATATCATAAACAACTTCTATAGCTCCACGATCAAAAACTAATACATCCGTTAAAAACTCGGTCATGATCTCTTGCCATGTATCTCCATTCTTATTCGGCATCGATAAAAAAGCTGTTCCCTTCTTAGCTATTTCACTTAGTTCTTTCCATCCCTCTTCTTGTGGACTCCTGATCGGCTCTACTACCCAATCAAATGTAGCTACTCGTCTAACTATACTATCAATT